AAAAAGGAAAATATCAAATGACTAAAAAAGCAGTTAAACGCGGTCGTAAGCCGGGTGTTAAGGTTGGTCCTTATAAGATGAACCTTAGTGAAATCAGTAATAAGTTAAAAGATATTGAAAAACGATTGGCTAAAGTAGAGAAGGTGACAGAATAATGACTGTATTCGACGCAACAAATATTGCTCCTAAGCAGAGTGGTCCTAAACATCCTCCCGGCAATAAATTTCCATTTACCATTACCAATACTGAGGTAAAGGATATTAAAGCGAATGATGGCCAGAAACTATTTGAAGTAACATTTACTTCACCCGCTGGATTAATTCGCTTTAACTACAATCTTTGGAATACAAGCGAAACGGCACGTAAGATTGCGGTTGGTCAATTATCTGCTCTTTGTCATGCTACCGGCATTTTTAAAGTTAACTTTCCTAATGATAGTAATGTTGGCCCCGCTGGTAATGAATTGCGAGGCGGTAAAGGCTTAATGGATATTGGTTTTCAATCTGGTCATGAACCATCAGCCGAAAAGCCTGAAGGCGGTTATGTCGAAATTAAAAAGATTTATGACGTAAACGGCAATGAACCGGGCAAAGGACCAGCACCACAAGCTAGCAGCGGATTTACTCCAAATGCCGCTGCACCACAAGTTAATCAGGGATGGGGTGGAGGAGGCTCTGCTAAGCCCGCTGATGCTCCTGCTAATAATGTAGGAGGTTGGCAACCGGGTGGTGGTGCTACACCAGTTAAACCGCCTTGGGGTGGTGGTTAAATAAAGAAAAGTAGGAACAACTTGAAAGCTGTTAGGTTCCGGCATGTCCTTAACAGCTTTCTTTTTTTTAATTGGAATATAAATGACTGATTATCTTACCCACACTCAATTAGAAGAATTAAAAACGAATATTGAAGATGGTATTGAACAGCTATCTATTAAATTACATCCTTCTGAGCATCGCAATCATTTAGGCATTTCTGAAATAGGCGAAGAATGTAAAGCAAAGCTATATTTTAAATTTCGTTGGGTATCATTAGAACAGCATGAAGGATGGATAAGACGATTATTTGCTCGCGGTCATAGAGAAGAAGAAAGATATATTAACTATCTTGAAGGTATTGGCTGTACTATTTATCGAACCACGCCAGAAGGAAAGCGGCTCAGAGTATCGGGAGTAATGGGGCATTATGGTGGAGAATTGGACTTAATAATAAAAACACCTTGGTATCATGAAATTCCATTTTTAACAGAATTTAAAACTCATAATGCTAAATCATTTGCTCACTATGTAGATAAAGGATTGCAAATATCTAAGCCTAAGCACTATGATCAAATGTGTGGCTATGGAGAAAAACTACAAATTCAATATGGTTTATATTTCTCTGAAAATAAAAATGATGATGACATACAAGTTACACCAATTAAATTAGATTGGGAAAGAGGAAAAGCATTAGAAAAGAAAGCTGCGGAAATAATTTTAGCTACAGAACGACCACCAAAGATAAGTGAGAACAGCGCCTATTATGAATGTAAAACCTGCTTTGCACGTGATATATGCCACAATGAAGCTATACCGGAAAAGAATTGCAGATCATGTAAAAATAGTAGAGCGACTGAAAATGCAACATGGACTTGTAATAAGTTCGGTTTGATACCGCCTGATTTTATCAAGATTGGATGTTCGGAATGGATGCCAATATGAGTTTTAAAAATCCTAACACTCCTACATATCGTTTAATAAACAAAGCAACCAATAAATGTGTAGCGGGACCATTTGATAATGCTAAATATTCAATGGATGAAGCTAATAAATGGTATGCTTTATATAATATAAAATGCAAGGTGATAGAAACTAAAACAGAAAGAATAATATACGAGGTTCCGGGTAAATAATGCAATCTGATATAACCATCCCCCGCTGGTATCAATCAGAAGCGATTGATAGTATATACGCTTATTTTATGAATGGCGGAAAAGGTAATCCTATTATTGCACTTCCCACTGCTGCTGGAAAGTCGTTGATACCAGCAATATTCATCGAAAGAGTAATGAAGCGTTGGCAAGATCAACGTTTTTTAATTATTACCCATGTATCTGTATTGATAACTCAAAATGCAGAGAAGCTTGTTAAAGTGTGGGCAAATGCTCCTATTGGTATTCATTCAGCAGGATTAAAGCAACGTGATGTTATAGCGCCAATTATTTTTGGCGGAATACAGAGTATGATTAAGATAGCTGAAGCGTTCGGGCACAGAGACATTATCTTTATTGATGAATGTCACTTAGTCAATCAAGATGAAAATTCGCTTTATCTTAAATTCATTGCAATAATGAAAAAGATAAATTCGAATGTTAAAATAGTTGGATTAACTGCAACTAAGTTTAGAATGGGGCAAGGATTGCTAACTGAGGATGGATTATTTACCGATATTATTTATGATTTAACTGATATGGAAGGATTTAACAAGCTTCTCAATGAAGGCTATTTATGTCCATTAATTCCGCGACCAACAAACATTAAGCTAGATACCTCAAATGTCGATATTCAAAAGGGTGAATTTGTTCAAAAGCAGTTACAATATGAGGTTGATAAAGCTGAAATCACTTGGAAGGCTTTACAGGAAACAGTTTATTTTGGTCAAAATAGAAGATCATGGTTGATATTTGCTAGTGGAATAGATCACTCAAACCACATCGCAGAAATGCTTTGCAAATTAGGTATTGAATGCGCGTCTGTTCATTCAAAGCAACCTGATAAATATAATAATGCTGCTTTAGATGCTCATAAGAATTTGGAGCTACGAGCTATTGCTAGCTATTCAAAACTAACTACTGGCCTAGACCATCCAGCCGTAGATTTAATAGATGATCTAAGGCCAACAATGAGCGTTGTACTCCATATTCAAAAATATGGCAGGGGAATGCGAATTTATCCCGGCAAAAGCAACTGTCTTGTATTAGATCACGCTAATAATATCCCGCGTCTTGGCTGTGTCAATGATCCAGTAATTCCAAATAAAAAAGGAAACAAAATAGGAGATTTACCAGTTAAAATCTGTGATGCTTGCGGTGTTTACAATCATATATCAGCACGCAAATGCGATGCTTGCGGAACACCTTTTGAGTTTCAAGTCAAGATAACCAAGACTGCCGGAACTACAGAGTTAATTAAAACTCCTGAAGCTTTACAAATTGAATATTTTGATGTAGCTCACATTGTCTATAAAAAACATCAGAAACAGGATAAGCCAGAGTATCTAACTGCCACTTATTTTTGCGGCATGAATACATTTCGGGAGTTTCAATTCCCACAATCAAAGAATAGATCATTTTTTGCTAATTGGTGGCGGCAGAGAAGCGTAAGAGAAGTACCAGCATCGGCAGAAGAAGCATTAAAATTTACTAATGAGCTAAGAAGGCCAAAGAAAATAAGGGTTCATGTGAATAGGATAATTAAAGGGCGTAACATACCTGAAATACTTTCATGCGAATGGTAAACTAATGACACCAGATGAACAATTAAAATTTATGATAAAAAAATTTGAGCAATGGGCACAAGATAGAAGCTGTTTACAATGTTTAAATTGGGATGAAACAAAAGAAATATGTAAATTATTTAAGCAGCGTCCCCCAGCAAAGATAATTGTTAATGGTTGTCAATATCACGATTTCATCCCGTTTTGAGGAGATAAACAATTGAGCAAAGTAAACCACCCAAAACATTACAATACTAATCCTTCAGGCATTGAATGCATTGAAGTTGTTAGACATATGAATTTCAACAAAGGTAATGCTATTAAATATATTTGGCGCGCTGGTGATAAAGGAAATGAAATGGAGGATTTAGAAAAAGCTATTTGGTATTTAAACGATGAAATTGCAAGAATTAAGAAGGCAAAGCTTTAAAATTGGTCCGCCATTTAGAGATAGATTTTGTAAAAATGGTCATAGGCGCACTGATAGTAATACATATTATAATCAAAAACGAAATTCGCGTGAATGTAAAATATGTAGATCAATAGCTAGAAATAAAAAGAGATATGCGAAAACCAACTAAATCAACCTCCCAACTATCCCAAGCATTAAATGTGCTTTCTTCAATCTTAAAAGATGAAGGAAGCATATTAGAAACACATATTCTGTTAAATAACAAATGGGCTATTTGCCAAAATGGTGTAATTGGAATGGGGGAACCGATACAGGAGGATTTGATTGCCGCTCCTAATGGATGGCTTTTAAGGGAGGCTTTAGCTAAATGTGGAGAGGCTTTTTCTCTCACTCAACTCCCTAACAGCCTCTCGCTTAAAGCAGGCAAATTTAAAGCCTCAATCCCTTGCATTCCTATTGAAGATTTGCAAAGCTCTTTTCCTGATCCGCTCATAGCTCCTATTAACGATGCCTTTAAAATCTCATTGAATGCTGTGGCACCACTGGCCTTAGATGAAAACAGCGTAGTGACTGCTTCAGTCTTGATTGATGGTGGAACAATTACAGCGACCGATAGGAAAGTCATCATTCAGCACTGGCATGGAATAGACTTGCCTCCTGAATTAACACTACCCAAATCTCTAATTAAACCGCTTTTAAACAATCCAAAAAAGTTAATAGGTTTTGGTTTCGGAAAATCATCATGTACCTTTCATTATGAAGATACATCATGGTTAAAAACACAATTCTTTGCAGAAAAATGGCCTGATATTAATTCGATACTTGATAAGAAAACCAATGCCCACAATCTACCTGAAGATTTTTACACTGGATTGGAAGCAGTAGCGCCTTTCTCAGAAGATGGATTTATTTATTGCGATAGCAATCTGATGAAGTCTCACGAAAGCGAAGAAGATGCTAGCTATGAAGTTTATGGATTACCAGCAGGGCCAGTGTTGAATATAAAGCAACTTAAAATGCTAAAGCCATTTATTAAGACAATTGATTTTTTAGTTCCACATGGTAATCATAAAATGGCTATTTGGTATGGCGACCAATGTAGAGGGGCAATAGCGGGGAGAGTATGACAAAAAAGCAAATCAAAGAATTAAAACTAATACAACAAAAATGCGCAGATTATTATGACCCACGTAAAGAATTAACTCGTTGCGCAATAATTCAAGAGATATGGCGTATAGTTAATTTCTTAATAATAGAAGAAGAAAAGAAAATCAATAAATGATCCTTGACGATGATAATCGCCTTATCATAGGCAAAGGAGTTAAATTAAAACCCTACTCTCCACGCGAATATTTACCACGTCAATATATGACTGAGAATGAAATACGTTCGCACGCTGGCGATGATTTGATAGCAGATGTGGAAAGCTTTCCAAATTACTATCTAGCAGGATTTAAGCATATTCAATCGAGAAAATATATTCGACTTGAAAATGATTTTAATCCTTTTATGCTTTCTTGGATGCTTAATTCGTATAGGACTATTGGATTTAACTCCAATACATTTGATCTTGTTGTATTGTGGGCATCTTATATTAACCGTGATCCAACTTTTTTAAAAAATATAGCTGATGCATTAATTAGACATGGAAAGAGAAAAGAGGAAGTAGAAAAAGAATTTGGTTTTAAATGCTATAAGCTTCAGCCAAGACAACACATAGACCTATTTAATGTATGTCCATTAAAAGGATCATTAAAGCTATATGGAGCTAGATTACATTCACCACGAATACAAGATTTGCCATTTGCTGATAATAAAGATTTAGAAGATTGGCAAATACCGATTGTTCAAGAATATAATTGCAATGATTTGGATGTTACAGAACAAATATTTAAATTCTGCAAAGAAAGGTTAGAGCTACGCGAAAGCATTTCAATAGAATATAATCTAGACCTAATGAGTAAGTCTGACGCGCAAATGGCTGAAGCAGTTATTTCGCAAGAGGTATCTAAACTTAATGGAAGATATGTTACTAGACCAACAATAGAAGCAGGAACAACATTCAAATACAGGTGCCCACAATTTTTAAGCTTTGCTACTCCGCAGATGCAAGAATTATTTGAAAAGATTAAAAAGATAAATTTTGTTATTGGTGAAACTGGTAAAGTTGAAGCTCCTGAAGAATTAAAAGCTCCTGTTAAGATAGGAGACAATTATTATCAATTAGGTATCGGCGGATTACATTCATGTGAAAAGTCTATTGGTTATGAAGCAAATGATGAATATGATTTTGAAGATACTGATGTTGTGAGTTATTATCCAAGAGCAATTGACGTTTTAGAATTATTTCCTATTGCGATGGGACCAAATTTCCTTACGGTCTATAGAGGATTTAGGCATCAGAGAGTTGAAGCAAAACGATTAAAGAATTTCACCAAGGATAAAGGATTAAAGATTTTCTTAAATGGTACATCTGGTAAGTTTAGCGATTTTTGGTCTAAGATGTATTCACCTGAATTAACAATTCATTTAAATCTTACAGGGCAGCTTTCTATTTTAATGTATGTTGAAATGCTCGAATGTAACGGCATTCGAGTTATATCAGCTAATACAGATGGTGTAGTTGTTTATTATAAGAAAAGTCAACGCGAACAGCTTAATTATTGGCACGACTATTGGCAGAAACTTACAGGATTTGAATTTGAATATACTAAATATCAGAAATATTATTGCCGAGACGTTAACGGATACTTCGCTGTAAAGGAAAATGGAGAAGTCAAAGTAAAAGGCAGTTGGTCGGAAGTAGGCAGTCAATCAGGAACACAACTTGATAATAATCCTAATATGCTTATTTGCTCCGATGCTATTAAAGCATTTCTATCCAAACAAACCCCTATTGAAGAAACTATTAAACAGTGCAGAGATATTACTAGGTTTGTGGTTGTGCGAAATGTTAAAGGTGGAGCGCATTTTAGAAATGAATATCTTGGGCGAGTAGTCAGATGGTACTACAGCAATAAAAGCTATGACAGTATTCATTATGTAACAAATAACAATAGAGTAGCTGAAACTGAAAATTGTATGCCGTGTATGGATTTGCCCACACAAATACCAGATGATTTAGATTATCAAAGATATATTAATGAAACTAAAAATATACTTTATGACATTGGATATTATAAGAGATCAGAACAAACGAGGTTTTTCTAAATGACATGGTATCTAGTTTTTGGATTAATGATTGGTCAATATTTAGGGCCAATGACAAAGAGAGATTGCGAAGCTGCTAAAATAGTTTTTCAATCGGCTCAATGTAAAGAGCCTAAAACGGTAACAACTTGTTCTTTTAACAATGGCGCTAGTGGTTATAGCTGCCCTAATTGGGATTATTAATAATGAACCCCATAATTAAATTCGCTCTTGGTTTTGCCAACATTCCAGAAGCAGCTATCAATGATCTGGAAAAATCATGGCCCGGTATTCGTCACGTTGCTAATGCTGCAAAGGAGCTAGAGCCACATTTAAAAGAAGCATCTCCACACTTAGCAGCATTAGAACCGATATTGGAAAAAGTATTTCCAATTATTAAAGATGCTTGGCCTGATATGTTAGAGCTTTTACCTGTTGCAGATGAATGGATTAATATTGTGTCTAAGAAATGAAAAGAACTCGCATCATAATGTATCTACTTGTTATATTTGCGGCTGACTTTGTGGAAAGGATTTGGTTTAGGCTATATTGTGTCTAAAAAGTAACACTTGCATTAAATCATCACGACCATCTTCATTTTTAAAAATTATTCTCTAAGGTTGAATGGTGACTTAATTCAACTTGGGGAATGAAAATGAAGAAGCTTCTTTTACTTGCAGTATTAGCATTGCCTATTCCGGCAATTGCTGCTGATCTTCCTGTTAAAGCTCCTGTTGCTCCTTCTCTTTATAGCTTTAATGGATCAGGTCTCTTTGTCGGCGCTTATACTGAATATGGTGGCAGCCCTGTTACTGCACAAGTACCGGGTGTTGCACAGGCTAGCTTAACTTCTACATCTGCTGCTATTGGCGCTACCGTTGGCTATGCTTATAGATTTAGCAATGGTTTGCTAGGTACTGTTGAAGCTGATATTTGCGCTAAGAACTTTAATGGTGCAAATGCTGGATTTAGTTTAACTGGTCCTATCTGCTTAGAACAGCGTGCAATGGTATTTGCGCCAACTGCTCAAATTTTAAATCTATTTTCGTTTTTGAGCATTCCTAATGTATTTTCCAATCTCACTAATATAGCAATTCCGCCTAATGCTGTAGTTACCAACTCATATCTTGGTTTCGGTGCTGGTGCTTATTGGAATGACATGACTGTTGCTTTTCATGGTGTTGGTTCTAATAAAGTATGGTCTGTTAATCCTGAGCTAGTGCTAATGAAGATGGATTTAGTTACTATCGGTACTACGCGAGCTATGCTTAGATCGTTTGGCAAGGTTGATCTTGAAAGCCAAACTGTCTTATTCGGAGCTAATCAGTCTAGCGCAAAAACTGGTGTCGGCGGTAGATTGGGATTAGCGTTTGATTTCTGATTATAGTTATTGACAGAATAGATTAAGCCCGGTATAACAACCGGGCTTTTTCAATAGGAGAATAGAAAATGCCCATCAATCATCACGTCACCCGTTCCAGCATGATTACTGAAATGGAGTATGACGAAGCTGAAAAGCTACTTCGCCTTAAATTCGCTAAAGGCGGTTGGTATGAATATCAAGATGTGCCAGAGGAAGTATATCAAGAGTTACTTAATGCAGAAAGCATTGGTAAATACTTCTTAGCATCAATCAAGGGCAAGTTCCCAACTGAAAAGATAGTCTAATACCATATCCTTTTAAACTTAATAAGGGCCTTACTGATGGCCATTTTTTCTTGCCTCACTGTGCAAGCTCCAAGCAAAAATAATGCATAGGTAAAGCCTAAAATCGGCCTAGCAGAACAAAAATCAACACAACCACGAGGATCAAACCAATACCGCCATTACCATAGTGGCCGTAACCATAACCATATCCACCACCAAGGCCAGAGAAACCACCAAATAACAATAGGACCAGAACAATTAATAAAATAAGTCCCATTTTAATCCTCCTTCAATACGGAAACAATGGATTAAGTGTTACTTCATAAAATCTATTGTCAAATATAGGACCACGATCAACTAATAAATTCTGCAACATATACTCACCAATAGACTGTTGATCTGGTAATCCCTCAATATCAAATTGTGATTTAATAATTCCATTATTGGCTTTTACAATCCGACAACGGGCTTTATAAATAATACGCATGTTAGCGCTTCGGTATATTCTGAAGTTTTAATTCAGCAATACCTTGACTGATATACTTGGCTTCTGTTTCAAGGCTAATCAATCTAGCGCTATCTTCAATTAAAGTCTGTCTCATAGCCTTATTATCAGCACGAACATCTGCTAGCTGTTGAGTTACTGTTGCCATTTCGGCTTTAAAAGTTAAATACCCAATAATAAAACCAGCACAAAATACAATAAAAGTAACAATGGATGAAATAGAACCTAACGCAAGCAAACTGAGCCTAGCATATCTCTTACCATTAGAAGATATTTCTAACGAACCATCGTTTGGCATTTAGCAATCGCTTCCCGTTGAAATTCGTTAGATAAACGCAATGCTCTTTCAAGGTGCTCAGGGTCCAATGCTGCTACAGCTTCATTAATTTGCCTACAGTCTGGTAATACCGGGACATTTGGCTCACGATACTGTTTATGATAACGATAGCGAGACTCCCATGGCCATTGAAACGCTAACGCCTCAGAGGATATTAAAACGAAAAGTATGATTGCAAAATATCTCATTCATTCCCATTGTATCTTTAAGCATTAGCATTTTTAATCAAAGTCTGCCTTACTTCAGGAGTAACAGCGCCGACTTTAGGCTGAGCTTTATCAAGAGCAGCGGCAGCAACTCCATTGGTAGCAGTTGCATTCACTAGCACTTTCTCAACACCTGTCATAGCCGCAACAGCACTAATTTGATTACCTTGCGTAGATAATTGCGAATTAATAGCACTTACGATAATCTGAGCAATACCAAATCCAGAAATAACCTTTAATGCTAAATCTTGACCAATCAGCGGATTAAATAAAGCAGCACCAGAAATCAATCCACCATTGACACTAGATAGAATGTTTAAAAATAATTTCCAATTCATAATAAAAATATCCTTTTCTTGTGGTATTCCGAAATTGCGCGGCATTAAATTCCCATAGCATGCTTCCAGAGCGAAGTCCATGTTACGCGATCATGCCATCCATTGATTTGCGCCGTGTTGCTTGTATAGTGTCCAACATTCAACATTGCAGAAACGCCAACCAAATCATTTCTTAAAGCATATGACATACAACCGCAAAGAATAAAATCAGCAACTCCACATTCAAGTGCAGTGTCAGGAGCTATAATTAATTCAGGATGCGCTATAAGATCAAGGCCGCTCTTTTTAGCAAGCGCCGCATAACCATTTTTACCAGTAACTTGCGACAATCCTCTACCACGATAATTATAGCCATCATCTGACGGAGGAGGAGCATTACCCATTCTGCCACCATAAGCATGGTCAAAAACCTGCCTAGCATTGTGGGCATATTCTATTGCTTGGCTATGACTAAAATGAGTTGGAAAGACTTGTAGCAATCTAGCAGCAGAATAATTGCCGCTTTCTTCCATGTCATGCCCACAACCTGTTTCTGCTGAAAATTGTCCAAACAGTAGGCAAACTAAATTATCAGTATCTATATTATATTTTGTAAATACAGCAGGAGCGCTTTTAATAATTCCAGCGCGTAAGCCGGGGATAATAGCATCACCGTTTTTCCAAAGAGAATTTAATGATGTTGTAAAGCGATCAAGATTGACTGTCATTGTTTATTATCCTTTTTATGTTCATCTATTTGTTTTTTTAAATCAGCATTTTCTTTTTGCAATTGTTCAATTTGTTTTATCTGTTGAGTTAGTGTCTGTGCCCATATTGCAATAACTCCATTCATTTGTAATGCTATTTCTGAAGGACTTTGTTGCTGTTGAGCGAAAGCTGTTGAAGGCAGTAGCAATGCAACAGCGAAGGCTGCTTTATTCCAATCAGAAATGCGTTTTTGAGAAGCTAATTGCATATTATCCTCAATAGGCTGGAATGTATCGAACGGTTCCAGCAGCATCTTTTACAGTGAACCATTCTTGAATTGTGGTATGTGATCCGGTTGGACCTAGTGAAGTCATAGTAGTCGCAACTACACCATTAGCTGTAAATGAACCACTATTATTAAATCTAACTACACCAGCAGCTTGTGGAACTATAAGCAAATCAATATTAGTATCACTAGTGCCACCTAAATCAGTAGCAGCAATGGAAGGGCCACTTCCTGAATTAGCCGAAGTTATGTTAAGACCATTTGATGCTGCTGATGTTGGTGCAGGAGTAAATCTAGCAATACCTCCTGCATTACTGCCGTAGCCACTAAAATTAATAGATGCAATACCTTTTGAAATTAAATCAATGGGGATAACGCTATCAGTGCCATTTGCTGAGAATGTAACACGATTGCCACTGTTAGTAGCTCCTCCTGATGTTGCACTTCCTGCAATTGTTGCGTAATTAATAGAGTTAACAGTTGGAAGTACTCTCAATCCATCAAGAGAATTTACTGCAAAACCAAGAGTGTTTGTTGTCGGCAGATATATACCATTTACTGGAATTGTTGAACCTGATGGAATAAATGCAGCAGTAGAAAGTTGCCCGTTGTCGCAAAGTGTCCCGCGCGTTGTCCATCCACCAGCATTAAGATTTTGTTGCCAAAGAAAGCAAGAAGCACCAATATTAGACGTCAGATGATTGGTTTCGCGCCACCATGTTGACCCGCGCGTGCCCGAACCATTATTCCATCCACCTTCAAACAAAATCGAGTGACTATCTGTTTGACCGGAAGAAACAGGCGGCACCATATTTAAAGCGATTTTATTAAGCGCTGTGGTATCACCCTGACCGAAACCTATCGTATTAGCGCGGCAACAATCTGCACCACCATCTGTTGTTCTA